CAACCTGTCGAGTCCGGTCTATGGGACCTCCTCCGCGCTGACTTACTACAAGGCCAAGACGGACGGCCAGGTCATCATCCAGCAGACGAACTGGCTCGACCAGACGCACATTGCGGACAAGTACATCCAATACGAGGGGCTTTATTCCTCCGGCACGTTTCAGAAGAACATTGTCGGCGGCTATCAGAAGTTCTTGCGGATGATCTTCCGAGGCGGCCAGACGACCAGTAACGCGCACAACGTGGCGGTGGGGACGGCGGGACAACGGACGCACCACATTCTCATCGAGGACAGCTTTTTTTTCGGTCCAGGCGGCCGCTACAACGTTATCGCTTACGAGTCTGACAAGGTCATTCTGCGGCGCGTCATCATCCGACACGACGGCGGTTGGTCGGATGGGGCGACAGGGGACCCGGAAGCCGCCGCAGCGGTCTACGCCTCCTCTGACACCCTTTCGTTGAACGTAGGTGTCTTTGATTCGACGGGGACAGCGCCGACGTATCATAACTGGTCTCAGGCCTTCTACAACATCGGAGGGCCGAACCGGACGAACAAGTGGCTGGGATGCCTGGTCCTCAACTCACGGGATTCCGCCTTCGTGATGGACTCCGCGGCCACGGGCAATCTGATAGAGCACTCGGTTTTCTGGGACGTGGCGGGCGGAATCAGTTTCGGGAACGCGGACAGCTCGGCCACGGTGCGGAACGTGACCATCGGCCGCTCGGGGACGACTTTCGGCAGCTCTTGGACGGGGGGAATCGCCTACTTTGGCGCGGGATCCACCTCCAAGACGGTCAAGGACTCGATCATTTATGGCATGGCGGGAACGGACATCGCGGGACTGACGCCTGATCCGTCGTATTTTAATACGAACTCCAACGGCGGGACCAACTACACGAACGCGACGGGCCGGACGACGTTTAACCCGCTGACAAATGGGCTTACATACCTCCCCCGCCGGGAGACCTCCTCGGTGGTGCTCACGACCACGAGCGCGGGCGGAGAGGGCCAGGGGGCGACACTCAAGGAATACGGCGTTTCAGGGACTTGGTATGGCGAGGCGGGGTACGACCAGGTTGTGGACGACAACTGGCTTGATAACGCGACCTTTGCGGCCATGGCGGCTATCGTGAAACCCCTGATGCAGGACTACCAGCCGCGCGGGTGGTCCAGCACATCGAACACTCAGACGTTTTGCGAATACGTCTACGGGTATCTTGGCAATGGAACACCTTCGGGCGCATGTTCAAGCGAGTCTTCATCTAGCAGCGGGTCGGCCTTGAGTTTGACGGGCGGCGTGACAATGACAGGATCGGTGAGGTTCTAGTGGCTATTACGGATATTGTCCTTCACCAAAAGCAAGAAGAGGTCATCCGCGCCGAGGCTCAAGGCGCGCGGTTCATCCTCATTAAAGCCGGCCGCAAGTGGGGCAAGACTGAACTTTCCGTCTATCGGATGCGGAAGAAGTGCGAAGACGCCGTGAAAAAGCCCGGACAGATCAACGCCTATATCGCGCCTTACCGCGCCCAGGCCAAGGCGATCATCTGGACGCGGCTTAAGCAACAACTGAAACGCGGCGAACTCGCGCGCAAGCCCATGGAATCGGAACTTTCGGTTGAGTACAAGAACCACCAGATTTCCCGCCTCTTCGGCGCGGACAATGAAGACGGCATCCGTGGCTTGACCTTCGGAGACGCCATCCTGGATGAAGCCGACATGATGCGCGGAAGCTTTTGGGAAGAAGTGGTCGAGCCTAACTTGGGTCCTACAGAGGGCGGCGCACTTTTCATCTCGACGCCGAAGAACCGGTGGTTCACGAAACTTTGGCGCGAGGTCCGGGACGGACTCAAAGGGCGCCATTGGGCCGCCTTCCATTTTACGACCTACGACAACCCGCACATCTCGCGGGACTGGATCGAGGCGAAGAAGAAGGAAGTGCCGCGCGAGGTCTTTGAACAAGAGTACATGGCGAACGAACAGGCTTATTCGGGCCTTCAGTACCATGAATTCTCTAACACGCATATCGTCGAGCATCGGGAGCCGAAAGCCGACGCCCTCGTGGCGCGGGGGATCGATTGGGGATGGGACCACCCAACCCACTGTCTTTGGGGCGAGATTTGGTTCAACGCCGAGACGGGGCGCTGGAATCTCTACATCTACCGGGAATTCCAAATCCGCGGGCAAAGCGTTCAAAGCCTTGTTACGCCCATCATCAACGCGGACTCCGGCCGGAACTTCCTTTTCTCCGTCATCGACTCAGCGGCGAAGCGGACGGAAATGGGGACGGGAAACCCGATCATCAAGGAGTTTGCCCTGGCCGGTCTTCCGTGTCGGGTTCCCTACGGCGATCACAATTACCGGATCAACGCCGCCAAGATGATGCTGAGACAGGGGGATGTTCAAGTGTCTCTCAACTGCCCCGTCCTCATCAAACAGTTGCGGGAGGTGGAATGGGGTCAGAAAGAAGGCGACGACGCGGCGGACGCCTTCAAATACTTTTGTTCACAGGTCTACAAAAAGGATTTCTCGACTTTAGAAGAGAGGCCAGACGAGCATCCGATTTTCAAAGGGCCGGTTGACCCGCGCGGTCTCCTGGCCGGGAAAGAGCCCGACACGATGCAATGGAGCCCAGCGGGGTATATCGCATGAAAACCGGAAGCGATCTCGATCTCATCGTTCAGAAAAAGGCGCTGGAGCAGATTTCGGCGCGGGTGGAGAGCTGGCAAGACAATTTCAGCCCGTTCTTTGAGGAATTCGAGGAATACGCGAGCTTCTTCAGACTCATCGAGTCGTCCCGGTCGTCTAAAGCGCCCAACACATTCACCCGGACGCGCGTAGGCGAGACCATTCGGGCGACCGAAGCCCTGACCACGTCCATTTATCGGATGCTGACCTCTAACGAGCCATGCTATGACCTGCAAAATTTGAGCATGACCCAGTCGTCGCAAACGATGTTCAACGCGCATCTTCTTTTGCGCTATCAGGATTACCTCATCAAGTGGCGGCGGCGGCTCCTGCGCTCCATTCGGAATATGTGCCTTTTCGGGACGACCATCGTCGAGACGCCCTACGTTATGAAGTATCGATTCGGACGTCTGGAATGGGAAGCACTGGGCTTTGTTCCGCGTTCGCTCCTTCAATGCGCCTTTGAGCCGAACATCATCTATATCGAAGAGACGCCATGGATGGCGTTCCTCGATTATTACACGGAAGACCAGCTTTTGACCAAGGCCGACGAAGATCCCGAGCATTGGGACCCGATCATGATTCAGAAGGCCATTGAGGAGACCAAGAACAAATCCACGGCTTCCACGAAGGTCGAGGAACGCCGTCGGAAAGCCGGGTATCGGGAACTTCCGCTCTATGAAGTCTGCACCTACTACGGGCGCCTGAAGGGGCTCCCGCGCGAAGATCAGAAATTGTGGATGGTCCGCGTGGTCAATATGACCGTTCCCGTCTACGCGGGGCCGAACCCATCGCCCACGGGCGAAATCCCCATGAAGGTGGCTCGCTACTTGGACTTCGAGCTTGAGCCTTACGGTTACGGCGTGGGCCGGCTTGGGCGGCTCGCGCAAAGGCACATGGACGCCAACCGCGAGCGCTATATGGACGTGGCGACCATGAGCCTTATGAACATGTGGATCAAGGATCGGCTCTCGGGGATTCGGAATTCCGAGCTTAAAATCCGGCCTCTCGGCATTATTGAGGCGGATGACGTGAACGGGATTAAGCCCTATTCGCCGGACCCGAACTCGATCCAGTTCGGACTCAAGTTGGAGGAGATTTTTAAGGCCGAGCACCAAGGCAATACGGGCGCAACGCCGAACCTTCAGGCTCAGGCGACGGGCGCCTCCGCGACGGAATCTTCCATCGCGCAGAATGAAGCGATCCGCCGCGTCTCCGTCATTGCTGAAGACGCCGCCGAATCGCTCATCCGCGACTATCAGATGGAAAAGCACGAGTACAACAAAGCTTGGCTCCAGATGGACCGGTTTATTTCCATGCCGGGGATGGAAAAGCCTTCGCGCGTGAACCGGACGAGCATCGCGGCTGAGCTGGCGGTGTTCGTTAAGATCACAACCGACAAGGACTTCCGCCCGGAGCGGCTCAAAGGGCTGATCCAGGCGTATCAGACGATCACGAGCATTCGGCAGAGACCGAACGTGCTCCTGGATGAACTCCCGATTGCCGAGGAGATATTCCGAATGCTCGACGTTAGCCCAAAGAAAGTGATTCGAGACCAAAACGACCTAGCGCCCAACTCCGTGTTAAATATGTTGATCCAGGCAAAACAGAACGCGCAGACGGGTGCTCAAGAAATGGGGGGAGAAGTGGCCGAGCGGCTGAACGAAGCGGGGGTGCCGGGTGCCTCCGTCGCGGATACGCCGGTCGGACCCACGGCATTAACGCCATGACAATTGATCGCAAAGAGGAAGCGCGGCAGCTTTTCGAGGTCCGCAAAATGATGTTGTCTCCAGGATGGGGACATATCGTTCAGCTTTGGAATATTCAGCGTGAGCAGATTATCAAGGCCGGGAAGACGGCGAACCAGATGGGAAATAAGGACGTGACGATGGTCCATGTGGCGACCTTGGACGGGTTTGACAAGGCAATTGCCGTCGCCGACGCGCTCAAGCGCCGTTACGAAGAGATGCAGGAAGACGAGACGAACGCGGAGAAGGAACGACAGGAGGCCGTCCTTGAAGGAAACCGATGAGGGCATATCTGAAGAGTACATTGAGAAAGTCTCGGACAAGGCGGCGAACCTCATACCCGAGGATTTCGAATCTCTCGCCGCGAAGATCCCCGTTGAAGGGAAAGACGGAGAGCGATTGGCGATGGTCGTTACCGGTGTTCTCCGGGACGGTCGTCTGACGGAGGCTTATGTTGCAAAGATCAATTTGGAAGAAAAGCCGATCAAAGAAAGCAGAATCAAGAAGGCTTTCCAAAAGGAGGAAGAATAACATGAGGAGAATTATAGGCCTTTTTGCCGCTGCCCTCTTTATCGGCGGCTTGGCGCACGCGGAGGCACCGGAGGGCAGGACGGGGGCGGATACTTACAGACTCTATTCCGCCACGAATGTGCCCCTGGGCGCGAACCAGGTTCGGAGCGGGAGCGGATACCTGTACAAGGTGATCGTCTCAAGCCCGGGCAACGGTTCCTCGGCTTCGGTTGACTTCTATGATTCCAACGGGTCCAACGCTAACAAGAAATTCACCATCCAGGTGGACACCACCTCCATGACCGGGGCGCAGGAGTTCACCTTCGGGATCGCGATCTCAAGCGGTCTCAGGACGGTGTTTTCTACATCCGCAGCGGCAGGTTATGGGAGCGTTCAGGCGATCTATTCGCCGGGCGTTCAACAGAACTACCGCGTGTGGCAGTCGTCCTTCATGCCGGTGGACTCTTCCACCCACGTCATTTCGAATCGCCGCGTGCTCTTGCACAAGGTGATCGTCTTGAAGAAGGGCGCGGGGACTTCCGTCCTTGGATTCTACAACCAGCGCTCCACCACCACGAGCTTGGCCAATCGCAAGTTCAACTTGGACCTGACCGACGGCGTGAAGGAATACACGCTGAACGCCATGTTCCCGGACGGTCTTGTCGTCATGGCCCCGTCCGCCGGCACCACGGCGGCTGAGTACATCCTGCTTTATAAGCAGAACCCGCCGCTCGACTGGGATTATTGGAACGTCTACCACGCGACCTTTGCCGTCACGAACCAGGCCATTTTTGCGGGCCGGGGCGTGTTCGGCGGCGTCGTGAATGGAGACATCTCCGCCACCGGAAACCTCAAGGCGTATAACTCCAACGGGACCGCGAACACGCAGATCACGGAGATCGACGGCGACACGCAGTTCAGCCGCCGGATGTTCGACGTGAACGTGTCCAGCGGCCTGACGATCACGACCGTGGGACCGGGCGAGTTCTCCGTCCTTTGGCGGCGTCTGCGTTAAGAGCGTTTAATACGCACTAAACACTAAGCGCGAGCGGGAGTCATGCCCCGCTGAAATTGTGGCCTAAATCCACCGCGCACGGCAACGGTCATTAGGGGCCGTGAACCAGGGCATTTTGCCTTGGCTTCACGGCCCCTTTTTCGTTGCCCGATTTCGCAATCCTCCCTACGGGGAGTTATCAGGAGGGGCTACCTGTGTTACAGCCCAACGAAGTAGAAGCACTGACGGCGCAAGCCGCATCGGGAGATCAGGACGCTAAGGAGATTCTCGCCGCCCTTGGTCCCAAGGAGGCCCCCGTTCAAGAGCCTCCGAAAGACGTGATACCCGGCGAGAGCGTTCCTGCCACCGAGCCCCAGGAGGGCGATAAGCCCGCCTCGGAAGTGCCCGGACAGGTCGAACAGGACCGCGCGAGGGACGGAAAGCCTGAGCGTAAGCCGACGCAGTTAGACACGATCAGGGACCTTCGCCGCACGCGCCGAGAGGATCGAGCCCGTTTCGAACAGGAACGACAGGAATGGGCGAAGAGGCTCCAGGCGCTTGAGGAGAAGTTTAAAACCCTGCCTTCCGGCGATAAGCAAGAGGCCCCGAAAGAAGACGAACTCACCCGCCTCCTGACTCAACCCGGCGAATTCCTCTCGGAGAGAGACAAACGCCTAATTGATCAGGTCCGCAAGGAAATGAAGGAGCAATTCGGCCAATTACCGAACCTCCTCCAGAGACGGGCCGAGAACGATGAAGCTCGCAAAATCATTAACAGCATCCAGAACTTCGATCAAGAACGCGACGAGGACGAAATGTTGGATCTCCTTGAAGCAGACTACGGCATCGACGAGACGATGTTCCAAGAGCTGGTGTCCAAATCACCGATGAAGGCGGCGACCTTTCTTAAGAAAGTGTGGGAGAAACGCAACAACCTCCCCGCTGAGAAGGTAGCGGATAAGGTCGCGGCATCATCGGGAGGCTTGAGCGCGGGGAAACCCGTGACGGCCAAGCCCACCATGCGGGAACTGAACGATCGTTATGAGGCCGAAGCCCGCCGAGGAGCGCCCCAGGAAGTGCTCGACGCGATCGAAAGAGAGATTCTGGCGCTGTATCAGTAGGTAGGAAAAAGAAATGGCGAATGAAATAACCGTAACACAGTTGGCGGGGTCCCTCCCTGACGTGGTCCGTCGGAAGGCCCTCAAGGCGCGCTATGCGCGGGCGAAGATCGTTCCCAAGGTCATGTCCGTTGACGCGGATGTGGCGAACTTTGGCGATCGCGTCAGCGTCAGCATCATCCCGACCGTCTCCGTGAACAACGTGGGAACGGGCGGGTCGGTGACGCGCCAACAGTTGTCGATCACTTCCGTTGAGGTGCTGATCGATAAGTGGAAGGAATGCACCGTCGATATCGACGATCAGGCCGTGAAGCAATCCGCTCTCGCCACCCTTACGGAATTCTCCGAGGGGTTCGGCAAGGCGCTTGCCAAGCAGCAGGACGTTGATCTCGCGTCCCTGTATTCCAGCATCACGACCAACGTTGTCGGCACCGGCAGCGATCCGCTCGATGACGCGATGGTTCGTGCGGCTCGCCTGAAGCTGGACAAGGCTGACATCCCGGAGGAGGATCGCATGTGGTTCCTCTCCCCGGATGCTCACGCCGACCTCCTGGCGCTGGCGCGGTTCACCGAAGCCCAGGCGACGGGCCTTGCCCGTGGCTTGCAGGTGGAAAACGGACTCGTGAAGGGTCTGTATGGTGATCCCGTGTATGTCTGCAACAACATCCAGACCTCCTCGAACGTGAAGATGAACATCTACACGCACAAGGAAGCTCTGGCGGTGGGAACTCAGCGGAACTTCAAGACGCGCGAGCTGGCGAAGGTTCAGCTCTCGACCGCCATTTGCGCCGACATCATGTACGGCGTGAAGGTGGTTCGTGAGGGCCATGCGGTGCTCGTGAAGTCTCGGGAGAACACGGACAGCTAAGAACAACCGATGAAGGGCGGGGAGGGATTGTCTCTCCCCGCCCGGTAGTCGGGAGGTAAACCATGAGCCTGACCGCCTTACAGATGGTGAATGAGCTTCTATCCCGGTTCGGTGACGAACGCGGGGTTTCCAATTTTTCAGAGCCTAAGGGCGCAACGGCCCTTCGCAAGATCAATATAGCCATTAACAAAATCGCCACGCATTACCCGTGGTCTTGGCTTGCCAAAACGACGCCCGGCGAGATAACCGCCGTGGAAGGCACTTCCATCTACAATCTCGCGGCGGATGTCGGATTCCTCATCGCGGCGAAACATCATTATGGCTCGGGCGGCGTCATTGATGTGGTGGACCGCGCGACCCTGGAACGCTATAGGCCGGACAGGGCGGATTCCACCCAGCGCAACGTCCCCACGCACATGACGACGGCCGGCCGGACGCAGAGCGGTTCGGATTGGCTCTGGCGGGCGGAAGTGTGGCCGGTGCCGGATGCGAACTTCGCCGCTCAGACGATTTATTACTACTACACCTATATTCCTTCCGACCTTTCCGGGACGACCGACGTGAGCGTGATTCCGTCCGATTATCATCACATCGCCGTCGATATCGCTGAACTCCTCATGCGGCGCGGACCCGTGCGGGTGGGCGGGGACCAGACACAAATTGATCTCTACGCGGCGATCGACGGCGAGATTAAGCGGACCTTGGCAAGCCTCGTCAGCCGGGAATCTTCCTTTGGAGCGAAAGAACAGGCATGGGACATAGACCCGCAATCGCTTTAATCCGCGCGTTCCTGATCGGCTTCCTGTTCACGGGAAGCGCTCAGGCCGACATCTTCCGCCTGGAAAGCATTTCCGGGGGGCTGAACGATGCTGTTCCCGGCCATCTTATCGCGGACGGCGAAGCGGTCGAGGTGTCGAACTTCCATATTGACCCTGTGAGCGGGGCGCTGATCCAGCGCGGGGGGAGTTCCAAGCGCAACGCGACCCAGCTTGCTGGGAAAAAAGCCGTGGACCCGTTCACCTATATTCAGGACGACGGGGATGAATACCTCGTCTCCATCGCCTCGAAGACCATCGCCTATTCCACGGACAACGGTTCCACCTGGACAACCCTTATAACGACCGCCACAGACGGCGCGATCTATGACGGGGTGAGTTTCCGAGACACTTTTTACATGGTGAGCCAGAATGACGGAGGCCTGTCCTTCAACGGGACAGCCATTTCAACCGTCTCGGCCATGCCTTCGGGCAAGTACATTGAGAAGTACCAAAACCGCCTTTGGGTCGCCAACACCGCTTCGGCGAATAACCGGCTCTATTATTCGGGCCTCCTCCAGCCGTCCACCTGGACGACTTCCACGGACTTTATTGATTTTCCAGAACCCATCGTTGCTATCGGGAGGCCCTATGACGGTGGGCTTCCCATCTACACGGAGAATCAGACCTGGATGGTTCGTGGGTCAGCCCCTTCTAATTTTTCCGTCCAGCAAATTTCCGATGTGATTGGATGCGCCCACAA